CAACGATTCTTGTTCCACCACGAACTCTTCTGCCCGCCACAAAGCACCCGACGACTGCGGTTTGAACCGACCGAAATCTATAGACAAACAGGCTTCAGCGTTCAACGCTAAACCTTTCTCAACAAGAATCTGGTCAGGTTCCAACGGGAATGGGCGTTCCAAAGTTTCACGGATACGCCGCGAATACTGTTTAGCCAACGTCTGTGTCACCGACCCGATCAACACACGAATCTTACGGTTACGGACAATCATCCACACCGCAACATCATGGAACAACGTTGACTTACCTGCACCTGGCGGTACGTTCAAACAAACAAACTCTTTTTCCGGTGATTCCAACCAGGCAACAATTTTGTACGCAGCATCAACCTGCCACGGCGAAGGAACACGACCCAAATATCGTCTACGAAAATAATCAAAATCCTCTAACGACCTTTGCGCCTCAGGACACAACCTGTCATACGGGATAACTGGTGGCAGATCAGCGACATCCATAACCTGTTTCCATTGATCGGCCTGTACACCGCCCTCATTTTTGCGTATCTTCCCTTTCTCGATACGAGCCAACTCCATGTCGGCTTGCGCTACACGGCGTTTAGCATCCCATTTTTGTGCCGTGTTGTAATGGATACCAGAAATCTTCGCGGCATCTTTAATGGACATTCCTGAGGCTCGTGCTTGCCAGTATCGTGCCACGTCTTGTGGCGGTACTTGTCGCCGCCCCGAACGACCAGATGCCACTATTTATTTACTGTCGCCAAGTTTGCGGTTTAACGTTTTTCTTGCGTTGTTCAACAATACGAGAAGCATAGTTACGGATTGTGTTGCTAGTGTCACCGCGCAAAGAAACACCTTCTTTGCGTAAGGCACGACGAAGTTGTGTAGCTACATCTTCAAGATTCCCAGTAGCACTAATTGTTCTAGAAACAGGAATTGGTTGTGTCGAATAAACGTAATTCATCGCACGATTATTTGGCAAAAGAATTTTTGCATCAGAAAAATTTTTAATGTTACTTTTTGGTGTAGTTGCAATAGAAATTTGAGGATTTGTAAAATTCAAAGGTTTATTTGCATATTCAAAAGCAGCCTCTGGGACTAATTTGTTTGCACCAGATTTGCGAGGATCAAGAGCAAATGCTACGGGTTTACCTAAGGATTGCGCACCAAACGAACCGGATCGCGGTTCAATAACATTTCCCACCAAATTGCGAGGATGGCCATGCACCACTACTTTTTGGTTCTTGACAAGATTACTAATTGTTTTTATAGGGTTTACAACGCGACCGGTCTGCACCGCTTTCCCAGCAATATAACCGGTACCCAACGCAGCAGCATTAACCGCAGCCTGCTTCACCAAAGCCTGATTACCTTGCACACCAGCTTTAACCATCCCACCAGCAAACGCCTGATCCAAAGTCTCGGCAGCACCACGAGCCAAACCCTGCGCCTGCGTAACCTGCCTGTTTTGCCCAGGTGGGGTACCAAGCCACGGCGAAACAATATCTTGCACAAAACCCAAAGGCCCCCAAGATCGAGTTGAAGGTTTATGATCTTTTTTGTGAGGCATCAGCGTTTCTTAGGTGACCTATAGCCAGATTTGCGTAAAGCTTTGTTAATAACAGGTTTTATGGCATCAATGTTTGAACCTATATTTGCTAATTTAATTTCGGAAACAACTTTTTGTGGTTGTTTTGAAATAGCCATAGAACGAATTTCTGAATCTTGTTTGAAAGAATTTTTAGGTCCTTTAACAACATAAATACTTCCTTTTTCTTGCGTATAACGAGAAGACAACATACCAGGATCACCAAACTGGGTAGTTTTAGGATTTTCAAAAAAAGCTAAACGTGAACCTGTGGCATTACCCATTGGGCGAATTTCTTTCAAACCTGTAGTTGGCGAACCATGCAAATAAACTTCTTGTCCGCGAACCTTGTTCACAACCCGCGCACCAACACCACTAGCTTTCCCAGCAATATAACCAGCAGTCAAAGCAGCACCACCAACAGCCGTGTACCCCAACAACGGATCAAACCCGCCACTACGACGACTATCGTCAGACCCACTATCCACCGTATATTTATCGGCGGCAACATCTTGAACCTTAGGTTTGCGTCTAGCCATAACAACATGATACACTAACAGACGTTGGCGGGTACCGTCGAGCATCCTTGCCGTGGTTAAAGGATTGATCCGGACTCCCTACCCGCCAACATTTTTCAAACACTAGACAAAACAAAAAAACATCTGCTACACTCAACAGCACACCCGTCGGGATGACGGCAAACAAACAACAAACACAAGGCCGTACACCTATTGCAAGGTGCGGGGCATACAACACCAGGGAACTGGGGTAGATGATCCTGTCACGGGATCAAGCAGCGTAACTAACGTCAACTAGTTAAACACGGTGTCGGCTAAAAACAGCCACGGCCACCAACCCAAACGGGTAAAGCGTGGGGGGGCAACAAGCCTCGACTGTCGCACATACGTTTGACCTAACGCCCTCAGCATACGCTTCGGTTGTTCACAGCACCCGAAGCCACCCTCGACGCACAACGCCTCTTTTTTTGCCGTTTTTTTCTAGCCCAAAAACGTTCCCGCAACCACCCAACGTGACCACAAAACCACACACAGAGACACACACATATAAATACCTATGACGCTGCCACGCTCGGCATAGGGCCGGTTACGGGGTGGGTGTTTGTGGGCTTGCCGGTGTTGTCGGTGGCGATGTTCGGCGGCTTGATGTCGCCGGATTGGTTCACGCTGCGGGGCCGGCTGCGATTAGTGGCCTGTTTCGGCGGGGTATCGGTGCGGCAAGTTAGCTGTGCCGGCAATGTTGCGAGGTTGTTTGAGGTTTGCGGGTAGTTCCGGCGGTTCGTCGCCTATGGTGTCCGGTGTTGAGGGTTGGCCGGTGTTGTTGGCGGGTATGGCAAAGCCCGCCGGCTTGGTGGGTTCCGGCGGGCTTTGGTGCGCTGGGGGTTATTGGTTTATTCGTTGGGGCATTAATATTTGGTCGAGTTGGCCGGTTTCGGTTGTGGTTGTGTAAATGATTGGTTTGCTGGGTGTTTGCCATGTGGCCATGATTAGCGGTGTTGTTTTGGGTGCGATTTTGCGGCTGGCTTTGGTTATGCGTTCCAAGTATTCGGGGTTTATTCCGGTTGGCTCAAATGGTGTTTTGGCTGGTTTGGCGTCGTTGAATAGTTGCTGGCTGTTTGGGAACTCTGCCGCCATTGTTTGGCCGTTGTAGTTTCCGATTGTTTGCGGGTTGTCGCTGTCGTCGGTTGTTGCTGTGAGTTGCCAAGTGTTGCCGGTGATTGTCAAACTGGCTTGGGCGGCTCGGTATTGTTTGGCGGCTTTGGTGAGGTTGTTTAGTGCCGTTGTCAGTTCTCGGGCGTTTATTAGAGCTGGCTCTCCGGTTGTGATCGGTTCGGCGGGTGTGTAGCGGCCTAGCGTGTAGCTGTCTGTGGCTTGTATGTGTTGGCCGGTTATATAGATACCGGTTAGGGCGTAGCGTTGCTGGTCTGTGCTGGCGTGTAGGGCTACGGCTGTGACGATTTTGGCGAGTTCGTCGAGGCCGGTGCGGGTTGTTTGGGTTGTTGTGGTGTTCATTTGTTTATCCTTTCGGGTTTGTGGTTTGTTGGGTGGTTGTTGCGGCTGCGTTGTTCTCGGCTGGCCGAGATATATAGCGGGATAGTCATTATTGCGAGACATAGAGCTGCGCTGAGTAGTGCGCCGGTGATCTCGTTCATGAGTTCCGCCAATAGTGGCCGGCTTCGCTCATAAAGTCATAGAGCAGCTCGCGGGCGTAGTATTCATAGTCAATATAGTTGCGCATATGTTCCGGCACGCTTGCGGTGTCGCCTACCTCGTCGGCGTAATGTTCGGCGAAAGCTGTATCGGTGTCGTGTTCGCCGTAGTAGAAGTTTTCGTGATATTCGGCTAACTCGTCGAGCGACATTAGGCCGGCGGGATCGAGTGCGCCGGCCAAGATAACTATTAAAGCTAGTTTGTCGTCGTTGTGTAGTTCTGCGAGCTGTTCGGCGTTGTCATAGAACGCTTTAGCGTTTGCGCACGACTTCGGGATAAGTTGATAATCCATAACATCAAACTCATCACCAAAACATTTAACGCAAC